GCATCTGAAGTTATATCTACTATTCCGGCAGCAACAGTACCTGTAGTTGTAATATTGCTTGCCCCGTTATTAATTGCTCCAAAGTTAGATGTAATTGATCCACTATCTAATGCACCTGTAGTTACTATATTAGAACTACCTGCAGCCGGAGCTGCAGAGATATCTGATAATACTTCTGACGCACTTCTTCCTTCTACAACAGTTCCGTCAACTCTAAGAAAATCATCGTCAACTACACCTGTAGTAAATTGAGCTGTGTCATGTTGTGAAATACCTTTAGCAATTTGTAGTTTGTTACTAGAGATTTCTAATCCACTATTTGTTCCTAAATCAACAGCAGTTGATGCTGTACCTGAACTGTAACTTACAGCAACCCCGTCACCACCTGCTACGATAACAGCTCCTTTAACAGAAGCCGTGCTATCATCTACCCCTATAACAGAACTAGCTGCAGTTAAACTATCACCTGCAAGCAATGTTGCAAGAGCAGCTATAGTAGTCAATTGTTCTGTAGACCCGTCACTATCTATAGTTGATAGCGAATCTCCGTTTGTTGGGGTCACAGCAGATAATTCGCTCAAATCAAGAGTTACCGTAACAGTTCCGCTAGTGCCACCGCCGGCTATTCCGACTCCGGCTGTAACACCTTCAATATCGCCTGTTCCGGGTTTTGATACTCCTGATGATAATACGCCTGCCATTAGTTCATACCTGGTACTTTGTTCCAGAATTCAAAGTCTATGGTTGCTGCATTAGAATCATTTTCACGGATGACTTGAAATCCTGTAACTTCATCTCTGGATCTTAAAACTATAATATCGCCTGCTGCCCATTGCCTGCCTTTAGCGTTAGCCGGTGCAGTTCCATCCCGTGTTTCTACAACGGAATTAGTCCTGACATACCCCTCTGCATAATTACCTTGATCGGGAACAGTCAAAGACGTTGCCGAAGAAGTAACAGCATGAGTTACTAAAGAATTAGGAATAGGCGAAAGATTGTTTTTAGGCATTGTTCTTTCCTCTACTTTTATTATTACTATTATTTTCCGCTAAAAGCCTTATAGCTTCTGCAAGATTATCCTGACGATCTCTTTCTCTTATCTTTTCTTTTTCAATTTCCTCACCGTTAATAGTTGCCCATTCTCTGCGGTGACGTTTTTCCATATGAACTCTTAAATCGTGAGAAGCGACAATGTTTGACTTACGGCAGACAGGAAGCCCCATAGTATTATATTTTTCTCTGTTAGGGTCATCCGCATGTAATAGGCATTTAATTTTACCTCTAGCAGGTTCTATGCCTACTGGTTTTTTTGTAGAAAAAGCATAAGTTCCATCTTCAAAAGTTTTCTGAAGTTGTTGCTCAAGCATGTTTCTATTAACCGTACTCCGGTCCCCGGTTCTGACGTTGTAAACATAAACGTATCCTGCGCTTCTGAGTTCAGTAGCTGACATTTGGATTCCGTTTGCATTACCTATAACAGTTCCTGCACTCATGTTTCCAGGTTCCGGTGCGGCATCTGCATCTCTTAACATTTCGTGTACTGAAGGTTGGTCAACCATTAGGTACGCTCCTTTTTATAAAGTGGGCCAAATGTACTTTGACCTCGCTTCCACTTGTTTTTTTCTTCCACATTGTCCCAAAAGATTTTGTTCCAATCTTTAGGTTTGATTTCAGTTTTAGGTGGTGGTTTTAAGTTCATATCCTGTGCTAGACGAACTGCTTCATCAACTGTATACAGAGCTTCACCTCCGCCTTTTCCGTCAGGCGCACCACATATAAGCTGGAACTGCTCCCCGAAGAGTCTTGAGTCTCCGATGTCACGTTCCAACCTGACTTTACGGTCATTTCTTATAACCGTTATGGTTTGATACCTTCGCAGTCCTTTGAAGTCAGGAGCCATCTTATTCATCTCTGAAACGTAATAACACGGCTCGTGACCCCAAATTTCTGTCGTGGCTAATTCAACAAGTTTTGCCACTTACCTCTCCTAAATGGTGAAGTCTCTAGCACTTCTTACATAGAAGTAATCAACATCCATGGTTAGTGCTGTAGTTGTTTTTGCTTCGACAACCAGGATTACTGCCATATCAACTGTTGTTGAAACAGCACCTGTTTTTGTCTGCTTTAGAACACCATCGATATACCATCGGCATGTTCCGTTCTCTGCAATTTCGAGTCTCAAAATCTGAAACTCTCCTGCAACTGCGGCATCATCTGCATCTACGTTAGTAGAAGTGGTTTCACCTGTTGTGGTTCCACCGTTATAGATCATGTGCCAGTCTGCAGAGTCTGTTAATTCTGAGCTATATAGGAAACCTCCACCGTCAGACGCTGTAAGCGTTATAGTTGTGCCATTGCCGTGAAAGACATCATCTTCTAATGAAACGGTGTCTGTATTGACATCGCTTAGTCCGAAGAATATTTCTCTGTTAGCAAGTGCAGGTAATCGTAACCTAGCTTCAGCAACTATGGTTCCCATGTTTCCTACGTCAAACATTGCTGCGGTAGTTACACCGGCTGCATGCTTGTCTTCGTTTGTGGTAGTGAACTGTGCAACACCATTTACTCCGTCAGCATCTAGTGAAACTATCCCGGAGTCTGTTTCTGCAAGTCCGTCACCAATTACTCGTAGTGATCCGATATTTCCGAAAGCATTAGTTACTGCTATAGGAACTTCAGCACCTACGAAATCTTCAAATATTTCAATTTGACCTCTCGGTCCTTGAACTGTAGCCATTTTCTTTTTCCTTCTGAAGCTCTAGCTCCAATTGCCTTATACGCTTCCTGTAGGGAGCGACTACTTCTGATATATTACCCGTTTTCCGAGGTACGGCGGCAAGGTTTTTAATCCTGTTATCCGCCATATCTCCATTCATATTATGAACAACCCAACCTTTAGGAATGGGGCCATGCTTTTCAGACCACGCTTTCCTTCTATCATTCATTAACTCGTTGGGGCTGTTGCATCTGCTATAACTTCATATAACCAGTTGCCCGCAGACCTTTCTCCATAAGCATACTCATCGTAGTGATACATTGCTGTAGCACCGCCACCGAGTTCAGGCATACGCTTGGTCTCGATATATGGTGAACGGCCCTCTACCAATACTAGAGCTGCCTGTGAGAAAACTCCGCCTTTAGCGTCAGCACTACTGTCAATGGTTATATTTCCATCTTCATATAATCTTGCGCCTGCAATAGTTCCTCTGTAACGGTTCTGGTAGGCTTCTACAGAAATCCCGCCAGTAAGTGGCGCTCCGCCTGTTTGGTCTACACCGCTTGCTATTAGTTCATCATCGATATCTTTTAAGCAGAATCCATGGTGAACTGCGTGGATTGGAACATTAGCTGGGGCTGGCTCTGTTGTATTAGATGTGATCTGATACGCAGCAGCAGCAATTTCACCGGAATCGAGAGCGTTTCCAGCAGCACCAAGTGCTGTGGTTGCACCGTCTATTGCGGTAATTCCATCCTGGTCTTTCTTTCTCTCAATAGCATTTTGTGCTAATGATCCTGTCTGAGCATAAGCATTAGAGCTTATTCTCATTGCAACACGGTCTGTTATAACCGTATGAACTCCGACAACCGTAGGTGTAATGGAGAACAAAGTGTCTTCCATTTGCTGTGGGTTATCAAGTTCTGTGTTTTCTGTTACAGCTTGTGCGCTAAGTTTCGCCATTGAAACTTCGTTCCAAACAGTACCAGTATTTTCGTCAAGTCTTTGCCTATCTACTAGGTTAGGCATTACGCCCGCAAATTCTCTTACAATTCGAGCAGAAGCTATCATTGTAGGAATCGAATCAGCGAGAGCATCTGTGGTTGTATTCCCTGATGCCATAATTGAACTCCTAATTTAATTTATATGCGGATTCCCTGCTTTCTAAGCACTTCAGCCGCTTGTGCTATTTCTTCTCTGGAGACCGTACTGTTAGAGTCGCCCATACGAGTAAGCAAATTAGCAGAATTCATAGATGACGGGGCTGATGACGTTGAATCAAGATCCAATGTATTCAGTCCGTTTTCCTCTGCAAATTGTTTTACTCGATCATCGGCGGCTTTAGTTAGCTCATCATTATCAGAGAGCCTACGGTCTTTTTCTATCCTTCTCATGGTTCTATTGAATTCGGCATGAGCCTGATAAATGCCACTCATATCCTGCTTTTCATATGCAGGACTCCATAATTCCCGAAAAGCTGCTAGTTCAGGTGCAGTCATTAAATCAAGACCACTCTCTGAAACTGTTTCTTCTATTTCGGTAATAAAGCTATTTGCAGTTCTCGTGAAGTTATTGGTAGCTTTCCGGGTTGCAGCGTTTGCTTCAACCTTTTGCAAGTCTTCCATATATGTTTCTTGATCCTGCGTGCCTTGGTGGCGTATTAACGCCTGGACTGTGTCTACTAGTGTTGCCATGTTGTCTGAGAGTTCGTCAAATTGAGGATTCCCTTTCTGCTGACTTTGTAGACGTCCCTGAAGAGATTAGTTGTCATTCTCAAGTTTCTTCAGTTGCGCTTGCAGAGTTTCCATAGTGGGTTGTTGGGCATTTGAGTCTTCCGGAGATGTGGTTGCAAGGCCATCAGCTACGGGAGTCTGTTGCTCAAGAGTTCCAGTTCCTTCTACTTCTGCTTGTACTGACGGGGTTGTGCCGTTATCGGAAAAGCCCGCCGTTTCGTTTTGTAATGTCATTAAAGCACTCCTGTGATTTAACTATTTATTTTATTGTAGCAATTATTTTTATTTGCTCAAAATTATTTATGTCACAATAGACAAAAAAAGAGCATTCCTATCTAAAATTAAGGATTGGCTGCTTCATATTCCTGTATAAATTTTTCTATATCTTCTGTTCTAGGATTATTTCCTGATTCTCGATTTAATTGTAAAAGCCAAGATTTTACTCTAGGGTTTTCCATATTTTTACGAGCCGTAGTACTATAACCATGTTTCCAAAGTAATGCTTCTATAACAGGATTACCTCTTTTCATTGTTTTTCTATTTTGTGCAATTCTATCTTGAACTCTTTTTAATTTTCTTGAATCTGCCATAGTCTAATTCTTATCTTCTACACGCCCTCTTTGCATT